ATGTCCAAGCAGATAGAAGCACAGGACGGTTGGCCCATTGGCAAGGTGGCGGAATTCCTGAATCTTTCGAAGAGCACTCTTTACATCTGGTCTTGCTACGACCGGTGGGGCGGGAAATACCCGCCGGCCCCGAAGCGTATCGGCCGTCGGCTGGTGTGGGATCCACGCGAGGTCATCGACTACCGGAACAACAGGTGCGCCATCACCCGCAAGGAGCTGGTCCATGGCGAATAAGGGTTTCCCGGATTCGAAACCGGGAGAAAAGAGGTGCCGGCGTCGCACTGTCCAAGGTTCACGCCGGCACCAACATCACCAATCACATTGAAAGGAAAACAAGTGATGTCAGGACACAAGATTACCGGAATCCACGCCATCGGCGTCGAGATCCCGAAGGGAATGTCATTCAAGGAGCTCATGGAGCAGCTGCTTGAGGGAGGAGAGGCTGAGTTGGAGAAGGAGTTGGACGAGGAGACGCGCCAGCCGGAAACCGGCAAGTGCGATTGTCCGGCGTGCGATCCAGACAAGGACACCGTGGAGAAAAGATTGTTCCATCCGGTCGATCAGTGGCAGCACGCCGTCGATGTGGCCAGTGACGTGCATGACGCGGCCGGCTCTCTCGAACACGCGCTGTTCGAGCTGGGTGAGAACCAGTTGGCGTTCGATGCGTCGATGATCCTCAGCCAGTCGCTGACCCTGCTGCGTGACATCCAACGCAAGCGCAAGGAGGTTGCGGAATGAGCATCGAAGCATTGCGCAAAAAGAAGCGTATGCGCCGACCCCGGCCGAGGTTAACGGACGGGCAGAAATCGGCCGTGTTGCTGGCTCTCACGTTCGCTGAGGGGTGGCTGGTCGGTTTCGCCGGCACGCACAGTCGCATCCCCAGCCCGGTCGGCACGCCGCAGTGGATGATAACCGGCTCGCTCGCATTGGCGGTCGTATTGCCGCTCATGTTCGTGGGAATCCTGTTGAAGTGGGGTGGCGATGGAACAGCCAAGTGAGTTCACGCTCTGTCTGCCGGGCGACCCGGTGCCGAAGGGGCGTCCCCGCGTCTACAACGGGCACGCGATGACGCCGAAACGCACCGTCAGGGCGGAGGAACGCCTGTTCGCCGAATTCCGGTTGAAATACCCGCAGGCGAAACCATACCAGTGCCCGGTCAGGTTGGAGGCCGAATTCTGGATGAGCCATCGCGGCCGCCCGGATCTCGACAACCTTTTGAAGCTGGTTTTGGACTCGTTGAACGGCGTCGCCTACGTGGATGACGCGCAGGTCGTCGAATCCCACGCCACCAAGCGCATGCCCGACCTGTGGGTGTACGGAGCCAAAGGCAAATACCGGAAACGCAAGAGCGGCGACCCGTACACGTGTTGCGGGCATGAGTACGAGCCACATCTCTATATCCGAATCAAGCCGCTCCCCGAATGGGAGCCGAACAAGCAAGGAGAACAATCATGAGCAAGCCGATCAACGAACCCCGTCTGGTGCAGCAGGCGCTGATAGCGGACGAGGATCTGAGTTTCGAACTGGCGGCCCTGGTGCCGACGGCGAACGGCATCACGAACGCGGCCAGCACGTTCATCGACAAAGCCACCAAACTGTTGCTGTCCGACAAGATCATACTCACCGACGAGCAGCATACGGCCGTCACGTCGGCCATCGCCATCGCCCAACTGACCGTCAAGGAAGGCGCGGCCATATCGAAGCTGCTGCGCAACCCGGACGCTTCGGCGGACATCATCGCCGGACTGCGACTCACCTCCAAGGACAGGCAGGATGCCTGACCGGCGTCTCTGGATGCCGCGTTGCAGGACATGCGGGCCGCTCGGCAAGCCCACCGGACTGGACGAGGCGGTCACCTGCTGCAACCGGCACACGAACCAGACCAAGCATCAGACGGCGTGGTATCCCACCTACGCCCAAATCATCGTGAAAGGCACATCAAATGACTCCATCAACCATTGAAAACACAGAGGCCGTGAACCCGGACGGGGAATTGCGCCAAGGATTGTTCGCCGCGCAGGCGGCGCGCATCGTCGAACTGCAGGCCGAGATCGCCATCCGCCAGGAGGAGGTCGACGAGCTGAAGGCCCGTATCCTCGACTCGCATCCGGCCGGCACCTACCAGGCCGGCAATCTGAAAGTGCAGGTCAAGCCGGGCGCGCGCCGCATCAACGCCGGCACGTTCGAAAAAGCCTATCCTGCCACGGCCGCTCAGCCAGTTGGAGAAGCTGCTGACGTCGGACGCGGTGGCCGATTACGCGATGTCGGGCAAGCCGACGGTGGTGGTCTCATGAGCGCGGAACTGTCCAGCCTGGGCATCGCCCAGATCGTGGAAAGCGCCATCGCCGACTACGACCTGCACGACGAGAACGGCAACGAGCTAACCGACGACCTGTACGTCATCCGTTCGGAGCGCATCGCCGATCTGGGCTTCGAGGTCGCCAAACGCATCCGCAAGGCCACCCATGAATTGGAACAGGGCGGCAAGACCGGTCATTCCATTCATTCGATGACTTTCGGCAGCGTACCGGTAACCATCGCGAAGGACGGCGACCGCACCTACACGCTGCGCTTCGACAACTCGGACGAGGCGGTGGCCATTACACGGCTCAGCAGAACCGCGTTGGCGGACATTAGGAAACAGATCAACGACTTTCTCAAGGAGGTGAAGAACCATGAGCATGAATGATGCCATTCTCGCCGTCGCCCAGGCCCAACAGCAGGGTGACGCGATACCGGTCGACGTGCCGCCCATGACCCAAACGGCACCCGATATGGGCAAGCCGCCCGTCACGCCGAAGACCAAAATCGGCACGATGGAGGAGCCGCAACTGTGGCCGGAGATCCGCCAGCTCATCGAAGCGGATATCGCCAACGCTCCGCGCGAACTGCAGCGTGAGATAGGCCCGTCAGAACTGGGCACGGATTGCGTGCATTGCCTGGCGGCGAAGCTGGCGGGCTGGCCGGAACGCCGTTCGCCGGGCTGGCTGCCGTTCATCGGCACCTGCGTGCACGCCCACTTCGAGCAGATGTTCAACGCGATGGACACGTGGATCGGCCCCAACAGTCAATGGCCGAATGACACTACGAAAAGGTTCGAGGCCGAGAAACGCGTGAGAGTCGGGCATCTGAACGGATTGCACGCTGGCTACCCAGTCACCGGCAGTATCGATTTGTGGGACAAGGAGACCCACAGCACCATCGATTGGAAGATCGTCGGCAACACGACGGTCACCAAGGTCAAAGCGCACGGACCCAGCCAGCAATACCGGGTGCAAGCCAGCCTCTACGGCATGGGACTCACCTATGAGGGCGAACTGGTGGAGCGTAATTGCATCTATTTCCTGCCCCGCAACAAGACCAGTCTGGGTGATGCGTTGCCCTGGGAGACGAGGTTCGACCCGGAGCCCGGCAAATGGGCGTTGGCTCGGGCCCAGCTGCTCGTCAACCTCATGGACATCATCGAGCAGTTCGACGGCGTGGACGTGCGCGACAGCTGGATAAAGCAACTGCCAGCGGCTGGCCCCGACAAGTGCTTCTCATGCAAGGGGCGCGTGTGGCCGGATATGAGCGCGCTTCCCGAGTTCGACGAGAAGCCGTGGCCGGACGTGCCCGACAAATGGCTCCAACTCATCCCCCTAATCGAATCCGAATACCAGTTCACCGAATAACGAAAGGAAACACAATGTTCGGTCAACAACCACAGCAACAGTACGGCTATCCCCAGCAGGGATATCCGCAACAGCAGGCTTACAGCCAGCAGCAGTATGGCGGCTATCAGCCGGCTCCGATGGCTCCGAAGATGAGCGCGGAGCAGATGCTCAACCAGATCGACTCGCAGTCCGGCAAGTCCGCGTTCACGAAGGACAGCATGCCGGGCACGAGGGTGACCGGCATCATCGAGAACGTGACCGCGAACCAGGTGCGTGACTTCCAGACCAAGCAGCCGGCGTTCTGGAACGACGGCTCGCCTCGCCTGCAGGTATTGGTCACCATCGACACCGGCATCATCGACCCGAACGTGGAGGATGATGACGGACGCCGCACCGTCTATATCAAGGGGTGGGGCGTGCAGCGCCGCGCATGGCTGCAGGCATTGCACAACGCCGGTTTGAAGAAGGCCGGTGAGGTCAAACCGGGCGACCGGTTCACGGCCACGTTCACCGGCTACGGGCCGCAGGGCAATCTGCCGCAGCCGCCGAAACTGTTCGAATACGTGATCGAACACCAGTCGCCGGCCGATCTCGCCATGGGCCAGCCCCAGCAGCCCGCACAGCAGCCCTTCCAGCAGCAGCCCCAGCAAAGTTACCCGCAGCAGCAGTACGCCGCACAGCAGGCGGCACAGGCCCCGAATCAGGGGTATCAGCCGGCCCCAACCGACCCGTGGAACCCGCCCGCACAGCAGGGCCAGCAGCAATCTGTTCAGCCTGTGCAGCTCGGCCAGCCGCAGGTGGATCCGATGAAGGTCAACCAGCTGAAGGCCATGGGTAAGCCGCCGCAGGAGATCGCCGCCTTGTTGGGCGTGCCGGTCGAAGCGGTGACGGCCGTCACCGACCAGGCGCAGCCGCAGAACCACGGCGGCTCGGAACAGCAATTGGAAACCGGTGAATTCTGATGGACGAACTGCTGAAACACCTGCAGAACCAGTGGCTCGAGCTGATGAAAGACATGGATTCCCTCGCCTCCGATCAGGACGGTTTCCGTGACGTCGACTCGGAAAGCCTCCAGCTCATGAGCGTGAGACTCGTACTACTGGGCTAGCACAAAAGCAAGGATTCCGACAAGGACTGAGTCCAGTCCCGACCGCCGTAGCCGTATCCAAGCGGCCGGCGCAGTTGCGACGACGCGCACGGCACAAAAAAACTAATCCGATGTTAAAGGCCGTTTCGAGGGGAGCTGACTGATGCCCTCGAAGACGTCACTAATTCTTTCTTGTTCGTCCAAAGAGAGAATTCCCTTTGCGATACACATTTTACGAATCGAATCAAAAGAATCTTTGGCGGTCTCGATTTTCTTTTTTTCCGAATCAGGCACTGTCACGCCCGCGGCTTCCATCACCGTCGCGGATTTCTCTATATCGTCTATGCTCTGCGAGAGATAGTAAAACGCCATATTCAGACCAGGGCCATAATACATTGGATCATCCGAATCGTCAGGTAGCTCGTCCAGCAACGCACGACGAAGGACATCCATATACGTTTGATAATTGGATACGCCATCCCAATACCTCTTTGATTCGTCGAGTATGGACTTGATTCGGGCCATGGCCGTATTGAGTTCAACTCTGTCGAAGACAATCATCTCCGACAGAAAGATATTGCAGATGCCGTATTTTGTTCTCGTGCCGAATATCGGGTTGTCGCTTAGGAGGAACGGCTCCTCCAAATCGCAGATGAGGGCGAGCGGGGTGATATGCAATGCGTGGGCTATCTGGATTGTCGCGTCCACGCTGATGTCGGTTTTGCGGCCCAATTCGATATTGGTCAGCACGTTTTCGGAAAGGGCGAGTTCCCCGTATTCCCGTTTTAGATAGTCCGCGAGTTTGGCGATGCTGAGTTTCGCCATGGTGCGGTATCGCTTCATGCGTGTGCCGAACGTCGACGTGTCGGTCTGAAGCCCTGCCCTGTCGTCAATCACTGTCATACTTACAAATTTTATCAGCTATTTCATGTGATTTGGTGTGAACTGGACAGAAATGGTGTATTCTGTCTCTTGGACAGAAGAACAGGTGAACAAATATCCTAGATTCTGTCCAGAGAACAAAAATGGCCCGCCCTGCGCCAACAGGACGAGCCGGTAAGCATCAAACCCAACCGCCAGGAAGGATCGAACACTCATGCCACATACTACAGCCGCACTCGACGGGCTCCCCGAAACGGTAACCAAAAAACAGGCGGAACAGGCACTCAAATGCTCGACGCAGACCATCGACCGCCTCGTGAAAGCCGGCAAACTACGCGCCTATCGCGTCACCGCCAAGAAAACCCTCATCAACGCCGCAGACCTCAAAGCGCGTTTCACCGAAGGCGAGGTGCGGGCATGAGCGCAAAAAAGCCGATAACGTTACCCGCCTTGTCCATCTGCCTGCCATCCGATTTCAAGTTCGAGGAGCTCGACAAACGAGACCCCGGCTCTCTGAGAATCTTCAAATCCAACGAACCGAACCTGGGACTCGACTTCTCGATTGACTACTACCCAGACGAGGGCGTGGTCTACGGCGGGGAATACTGGGCACAGACCTGGACACCGGACAACCTGCGGGAATGGGAAGAGATTCAGCACAATATCCCGCAAGTCCTCTCATGGCTCAGCGACTGCCAGACCGCACTCGCCTGGGCACGCCGACACTACCCCGCACGCAAGGAGGCGTGAAATGACCTACACGACCAATGGGCCGACGCAACTGGTCGAAATCGCGCCGCACGTGTTCCTCGGATGCAGGATAAGCAGGATCGAAGGACTGTCCCCGGAACGCCAGCTCATGCAGACGTACATGATGGACAACCACGAAGGCAAGGACATCGAATACCGGGGCCTGATCTCGTTCTCAGCCGAAGACGCTGACTCTGTCGCGGACGCCTTCAGGGACTTCGCGAGCATGGTCGAAGGACTTATCAGGGAGGAACGGCAACGCCGGTAACAGGAGGAAACAGTGGCGGTTACCCTCAGAACGTTGAAATTCCAACGAAAACAGGAGAAACAACAGAAACACATCTCTCCTATATATAAATCCCTCTCAAACACTCCTATATAACTTCTCTCACACACACATAAGTGTTAGGGGTGTTACAGAGGGGTATCTTCCTTGGAATTTCAACGGTCTGACGGTAACAGGTCTCTGTTACTTCCCTGTTCTCGTAGTTACCGAAAGGAGGTAAACATGTTCATTCACCACTGCTCGATAATCCCAGACGGGCCATCCCACGTGCAACAGGTGCTGCTTGGAATGGGACCGGCATTGAAGCCGGAACGGCACGCCTTCTACGACCGCATCGGCCAAAGCGTGCAAATCCCGCGCAACGACACGGGAAGGAACCCGCACCCGTGGTTCGACGACGGATACGCGAAAGCCCTGTGGGACTTCCGCAACGACTCCCTGCTGCTCGGAGACGACAATCGAACCCTGTATGTACGTGACGTCGACCGCACGGGGAATAACGCCCTGCTCAACACTTGGCATGCGATCAGTAGCCTCGAAACGGAATACCACGTGCCGAAGGCCAAACAGTACTTCCCCTGGAACGACCAGCTGCGTGTGGAATGCTCGAAACTCGATAAGCGCGTCAAACACGGAATCAAGTTCGCCAACTGCTCGTTCCTGCGCGTGGAAGGAGTCGTCCGCAGATTCGATGCCGGCACTCCTTTGTTCGACCAGCCGTATGAGTTGACGTTCGACATGGCATATGATTCGAGGCTCGTAGGCCAGGCCATTGCCTTCCTTCGCGACGTCACCGAAAACGAGCATTCCGCGCAGAATCTCTGCCGTATGTTCGCCACGCCTCTCATGGAGCCGTACAAGCATCTGAGTTACGTCCTGTACGGTGACGGAGGCAACGGGAAAGGCATCCTGCTAGGAGCCCTGTCGCGCTCCTTTCCCGATCTGGCGAAGCCGGTCGACGCTCAGAAGATTCTCGGGGGAAGACGAGGGCAAGGCGGCTTCTCTAGCGATCAGGAGGCGAACAAGCTTATCGGGACACTGTGGGTGTTCGATGAGGATGCGGACACCGTCACCGTGGAGCAAATGACCGCGTTGAAGAAGATATCCACCGGGGATACGATTTCCAGTCGCAAGATTCAGCAGGATTCGGTCGATGTGAAGCCCCGGTGCACGTTCGTCATCGCGACGAACAATCCCGTCATCACGACGATGACCGCCGCCAGCGTCAGACGTTTTGTTTACGTGCGCATGAGGGACAATCGCAAGGCGTCGGATTTTCTTCCGTTATTGGAATTTCGGGACCGTTTCGGAGTGGCCCCGTTTATCATGGCGTCCTGCTCTTTGTGGCTCAAGCGCGGCGACGAACCCTTCCGTGATATCGTCATCGGCGATCCCACCGATCTGTCCGAAGCGGAACAGTGGTTGGTCGACCAGATCGTGTCCAATGGGTACGCGATATCCGGTGCTAATCCGTATTCGGAAAGCGCTTGGGAGCATAAGAACAGCATTAATAAGCTCGGTTTGAAGACTGGCTTGAAGAAAATCGACGGCACTGCCACTCGTGTCCTGTCGGTCGAAGACGAGCAGCGATTCTCCCCATATCGGTCTGAAGCCGTGTCTGCTTACCGGTCCGCCGACACGTTCATGATTCCCGAACCTCCGGAGCCCATCGATTTGAGCGGCGCTCCTGTTCCATTGCCTTCCGAGTTCGGTTTCGTCTGCGATTACGTGCCGGCCAATCCGGATAAGAAGGCCTTGAATTGGAAGAAGCTCACCAAGAGCGAGCAGGTAGATACCAGTAGCAGGCCGTCCGGTGCTGCCTTCGCAGTGGTTCCGGCGCCGGGCTTCATGGTCGTTGACATGGATAGGAGCAAGGACGGCGGAGAGTCTGGCTGGGATATCGTCAACTCCCAGATAGGTCCTTATTCGTCGGATGATTTTCCCAGCACTTATCTTGTTCGTACCCCAAGCGGTGGATTCCACGCCTACTACCGGATTCCCGATGACCTGCTGGGAAAGGTGAAGAACGCGGCACATCCGCATGGTGTTCCCATCGATACAAGGGTGGAGCAGAAAGGATATGTCGTCGGGCCCGGATCCTCTGTGCAGGAAGGCGTGTACTTGTTGTGCGATACGCCCGAAAACGGTGATGTCCCGTTCCTGTCATCCAAGATGGTTCTCTGGTTGAAGAACCATGGATACGTCAATGGATTCGAAAATGACCAGCCTCAGCCGGCTGTAGACCACTCCACTGCCGTCCATGCAGGTTCGAGATTTCGTCAAAGTTTGGGCAGACCGGATATGTCTCCCATTCCGGAAGGCAACCGCAACAATGATCTTCATGCTTGGGGGTTTGGCCGCTTGGCGAACCATCCAGACAACAAGCGTCAAATAGAGGCTGATTTCTGCGAAAGGGGCAGAATCAGCGGCCTGGGTGATGCGGAGATTCGCGCTTCTTGGAATTCGATTCTTCGACAGCTTGGACACCAATCATGAGCAGGCCACGTGCCAGTGAGCGCAAACCATCCTGGCTTCGCGCGTTCGTTCCGAAATCGAGCCCCCTTGTGGTCACTGTCTGCGAGGGGTGCGGCCTGTACGTCATCGAGGATCGGGAAACCGTGTGGGAGTCGTGGGATTACGGGTGTGTGGCGGGTGACGACCTGACCGTGGCGATAATCCTCGGCCGCCCGTTGACGCGCGTCACGTGGCTTCCCTCGGTCGGCCACCCGTTGTTGCGCAGCGTGAGCGGTAGTGCAGGCATCAGGCCGGACGGCCAATACCTCGCCGGTCACACGTGCCATTTGGCTCGGGTGAGCGTCAAACCGTTCACGCCGCCGAAAAGGGAGCGTCCGCCGGGCAGGCCGTGGGGCGGGCGCAACCTCACGAAACGCGAGATAGAGGAGTTCAAACGAATCTGGAACATGCCGTATTCGCGGCTCAAACATGAGAAAGCCCCAACCGTGGTCGGCCAGGGCGGTGAGATCCAAGCATTATTTTAGCCGACCAGCCGGAAGGGGCTCAGTATGAACTGCCAGAACTGCAAGATGATGACCGAAGATGGGTGTTCGCTGTGCGTGACGTGCGAGCTGCGTTTCGCCGGCACGCTCCTGCGATTGGCGCGTGACGTCATGCCGTTGCATGATTCGTTGGACGCGACCCTGCATCCGGGCGGGCATTCGCCGGTCAGGATCCAGACGGCCACTCCCCCGACTCCAATCAGGCTCGACGTGCTCGACCTGATCGACATGCTCGACGCCACGGCCCGTGAACTATGGCGTTGCCTCGACGGCATCGACGCCTTGGACTGGCGCAAAGACAAACGCAACGAGGATCTGAAGGCCACGCTCATCGCATGCGCAGGCCACCCCAGGCTCGCCACGTTCGCGGACGCCGGCCTCTACATGCACGTCATCAACGACCTTGCCCGCAAGGTCGATACGGTTTTGGACCCGCCCGAACAACGCCGCGAAATCGGCACCTGCGAACTATGCGAGACCATGCTCACCGCAGGCGCGGCAGACCAGTGGGTCACCTGTCCCGTGTGCGGGAGGGAACAGCGAGCTCAGACGGTCAAACTGCGCCGACTCAAGACATTGTGTTGGGATGATTCCGAGCGAGGTTCGGCGGCGGACATCTCCAAGGCATTCGCCGTCTCGGGGCTCAAGGTCAGCCGTAAGACCATCACCACGTGGGAGCAGCGCGGCAAACTGCCCCGTCATGCGGATGGATACGCCTACTGCGACGTGTACCGGCTGCTCATCGGTCCCGATTTGACAAAATCCGTTAGGTGAAGCCATAATATGCAGTGGCAGAAGTGTCGAAAACCCAGCTCAAGTGGCTGGGTTTTCGCGTATCTATGCTTTGTTCTTGCGTGGCCTTCCTCCGCCGACACCACGTCCCGGACGTTGGGCGTTCCATTCATCGATGGTCTCAGGCAGCCAGCCGCGCGTGCGGCCTATGGTCGCGTCGGGTTCGGGGAGTTTGAGGTTGAGCAGGCCGCCGCTGGTGATGCCGAGGCGTTCGGCGACCTGTTTGACGCCGAGGTATTCAGTCGTCATTGTTGCCTTCCTTGCCGTTGATGATTCCGGCCGCGAGACCCATGATTCCGGCCGCGAGACCGAAGCCGCCCGATACTATCGGGCTGCTGGACAGTGCGCCGACCAAGGCCACGGCACCGAATACCACGGCGACGATTCCGAAGATCAGTGATGTTCTCATGATGCGTTCTCCGATGGGATAGGATTGGCGGGAGGTTCCGGCTAGTAGGGTTAGCCGGAACCTGTTTTACTTCTTGTGCTTCGGTCTTCGTCTGATTGCGATGATTATGGCTATCGCGGCGAGGACGTTGGCGATGATGCCGTTGATGACATCGAACCAATCCTTTGGATTCATCGGACCTCCTTTCTGCTGACATATCTATAGTAACACAATAACTATAGATATGCAAGCCGGGGACACCAAGACACGCCAACGGACACAATGACTGCGAGGCATACATGAGCTGGCGAGTCTGCTCGACACCCGGATGCCCGAACCTCATCGAGACGCCGGCACGCAAATGCGACGCCTGCGCTCGGGCCCAGCGGGACCGCGCCCGTACCCGAGGCCATAACCCCTACGGCACCAAGGGGCACCAATCATTCCGCAGGCAAGTGCTCGCACGAGACCCATACTGCACATGCCCCGGCGACTCCGGACGCGGAGGCTGCGGCAAACACCACGGACTCTGCGGCAATCCAAGCACAATCGCAGACCATTACCCATACGAAAGAACCGAACTCATCGACATGCGACTCAACCCCAACGACCCGAAGTTCGGACGAGGCCTATGCAAACAATGCCACGATGTAAAAACCGGCAAAACAAGACCAGCAGGCTTCAACACCAGACAATAAACAGGAACACTGTGCATCACGACAAAAACAGCCGGCAACACCCCAGGGGGGGGTGGGGTGACGACCACCCCGCTTGGACCGCCGGTGAGCTGTCTGCCGGGTGCGCAGGGTTCAAACATCGCTGGCGGGCCGCCGCGAGGGCGGTCCCGTCGATCTGTCGCTAGGGCGCAAGGCCATGACGAGAGGTGAACATCATGCCAAGTGGAGGCAAACGAGTACGCTCCGGGCCGGCCAAGGACCCGAACAGCGAGAAGAGCCGCAGACTCGGATACACATTGCAGAGCCTGCCGAACACCGAGTGCCGGATGAAGCCGCCGGAATGGCCCTTGGAGCCCGCCAATGACGAGCACGTCCGCAAACTTGAGGCAGAGAAGTGGAAGTGGCTGTGGAAGCTGCCTCAGGCACGCGCCTGGCACCTGCCCCAATTCAAGTGGATGATTCACGAACTGGCGTTGTACGCGCGGCTTTCCACCGCATGCGAGATCGCGCCGGCACCCACGGCGTTGACCGTGCTGCTGCGCATCTCCGACCGCGTCGGCATGAGCGCCGCCGGATTGCAGGCATTAGGCTGGAAAATCGAAGCGGAGGCCGAGCGGAAGCCCGTCGATTCGGAGTTCACGCGCCGCAGGGCCAAGGAGCTGAACCGGGAATCGGCCGCCGAACGCTCTCCCATGGACGAGACGAGGCATGTGTACCAGCGTCGGATGAGCGGCAATGGCTGACGAGGATTCATGGCTCATCGACTTCCCCACGTTGGGGCATCTGGTGTGCGCGTGGATCGAACGCCATTGCCGGCAGCCTGACGGCCCGTTGCGAGGCCGTCCGGTGGTGCTGTCCGACTGGCAGTATTGGCTGGCGGCGAACCGTTGGCGCATCCGCGTGGACGCCCCATATGTGCCGCCTGAGGAAGTCACCGTCGACAATCCGATGGTGCTCAATCAGGCGTTCACCTATCGAATGACGTTGACCGTCGGACCGCAGAAATGGGGCAAGGGGCCATGCACGGCGTTCTTCACCGCCGCCGAGGGCTGCGGGCCCACCATCTTCGATGGCTGGGCGCGAGAAGGCGACGTGTACCGGTGCGCCGACAACGGCTGCCCGTGCGGCTGGGAGTGGCCATACAATCCGGGCGAGCCGAAAGGCCGTCGGCATCCGTCGCCGCTCATCCAGTTGACGGCGAACTCCGAGGAGCAGGTGCGCAACATCTACCGGCCTCTCGTGGCGACGATCCTGCTTGGCCCGCTCAAGGAGCTTATGCGCGTGAGGGACACCTTCATCCGCATACTGCAGCCGGGGCGCGAGGGCGAGGCCGACGCCTTGGACCTGGACCGCATCGACGTGGTGACCGCCTCCGCGAAGTCCCGTCTGGGCAACCCGATCACGGACGCCGAACAGGACGAGGCCGGCCTGTACACGAAATCGAACGGCATGATAGCGGTCGCCACCACGCAGCGCCGAGGAGCCGCCGGCATGGGCGGCCGCACACATGCGTGGACGAACGCATGGGATCCGGGCGAGGACAGTTACGCGCAGCAGGTGTTCGAGAACGCCGAGGACGACGTGTTCGTGTTCTACCGGAACCCCGATCTCGCGAAATCATTGCGTCACCGCGACGGCCGGCCGTTGGACTTCAATCTGAAATCCGAACGCTTGAAGATGCTCGAATACGTGTATCGCGGCTCCCCGTGGGTCGACCTTAATTCCATCGAATCGGAAGCCAAGGCGCTGATGAAGACCGACCCTACCCAAGCGGAACGGTTCTTCGGGAACCGTCTGGTGCAAGGCGGCGGCGCATGGCTCGAAGACGGACTGTGGGAGAGCTGCTATGCCGGCGCATGAACTCTGGTTGCCGAACCCGCCAAAAGGCACGCGCGTATGCGCGGGCTTCGACGGTTCGGAGAACGACGACTGGACATGCATCAAGATGGAGACCCTCGACGGGCTGATATTCACTCCCCGATACGGGCCCGACCGGCGTGCGACCATCTGGAACCCGAAACAATGGGGCGGGCGCATCCCCCGCGCCGAGGTATCCGCAGCATGGGCGGAACTCAACGAACGCTACAAAATCGAACGCGCCTACTGCGACCCAGGCTTCCGCGACGAACTGTCATGGGAATCGGAGATAGAAGCATGGGATCGCGCCTACGGGCCGAAGAAATTCATGCCATGGAGCATGTCGGGCAGCTCCCGCATCGGAGCCGTCTACGAGGCATTGCGCCGATTCGAAGCCGACCTGACCACACATCGCATCACACAGGACGGCTGCCCCGTCACCCGCACCCACATGATGAACGCGCGAAAGGTCGCCAAGACCCTGGAACGCTACGGGCTGGCGAAACCCCAGCAGAACAGGAAGATAGACGCCGCCGTGACCAGCGTGCTCGCCCACGAAGCCGCATGCGACGCGCGAGCCGCCGGCTGGGGCGCTCGCAAACACAATTACATGCTTACCGGATCATCGACCAGAAGGAGGTACTGATGGACTACAGCCAGCAGGAACTGTCCTCATTGGCGAACCGACTGGCCGATAAGATCCAGTTCCGTCGACCCAGCATCGGCACCCACACCGATTACGTCTTGGGCAAACGCGGCAAGCTCAAGTTCGCGTCCAAGGAATTCAAGCGCTACATGAGCGACCGGTTCTCCGACTTCTCCGACAACTGGTGCCTCCCCGTGGCGCAGGCCCCAGTGGAACGCATCAAGTTCAAGGGCTTCGTCCCTTATGATGACGTGAAGCTCGGCACCGGCATCATGAAATGCCTCGACCGCAACGACTTCGAACGCGGACTTCAGGAAGCCGCGCTGATGATGACCACCACGGGCCGCGCGTTCGCTTTGGTCACGCAGGTCGACGGCAGGGCCCGCATCACGTTCGAGCACCCGGACAGCGCCGCAGTCATCTACGATGCGCGCACCGGCCAGCCGTCAGCCGGGTTCCTCATCCAGCAGGGCGACGACAAGGAGTACGGCACCCTCATGCTGCCCGGCTGGACGGTCAGCATGGAACGCAGGAAGATGCTCGATCTGACCGACCAGCGCGTGCCGCCCGACGTGTACGGCTGGAAGATGAATGACCCTCAGCCCACCGGTCTGGACACGATCCCCCTGCGCGAGTTCCGCAACCAGATGCTATTGGACAATGCGCCGATCAGCGACATCGCGCACGTCGAATCGATGCAGGACACGGTCAACGTCGTATGGGCCTACTTGCTGAACGCATTGGACTACGCCTCACTGCCGGCACGAGTCATCCTCGGCGGAGACCCGCTCGTCGAGCCCGTCTACAACGAGGAGGGACAGCAGGTCGGCGAGAAGCCCATCGAACTCGACAAGCAGGTGCTGGAGCGCATCTACCAGTTCACCGGCGACAACGTGAACCTGGGCGAATGGTCAAGCTCGAACCTGAACGTGTTCATCCCGGTCATCGAAAAAGCGGTGGAGCATATCGCCGCCGAAACACGCACCCCCGGCCATTACCTGCTGACGAACGCGGAGGTTCCGGCCACCGGCTACGAGGTCGCCGAAGCCGGCCTCGTATCCAAGACCATCGAACGCATCAGCTTCCTGAAATCCCCCATCCGCGACATCTGCAGCATCGCCATGCGCTACGAGAACGACGTGGCTGAGGCGGACATCATCGCCGACTCCAAGGTGCAGTTCGCGACCCCGCAGTATCGCAGCGAAACCCTGATGGCGGACGCGATGCTCAAATACAAGCAGCTCGGCTTCCCGATCCAATGGGTCGCGGAGCAGATGGGCCAAAGCTCGGACGAGGTGCAGCGCATCATGCGCATGCGCGCCGACGAGATGGCCGACCCCGAACTCGAATCGTTGAACCGTGCCCTGCAGATCGGAGGCGCTGATGGCGGTCGAATCTCAGGTGCTGGCCTACAGTCAGAAACGGCTGGCGACCTTGGAGCTGGCGGCGGACAGAACCGCACGCAGAACATGGAACAGGGTCGACGCCAATAACATCCAGGCGTCGTGGAAGTCGATAAGCCGCGACTTCCTCACCCTGTTCTCCACCATCCAAACCAAGTCGGCGGAGACAGCCATCGACGCGAGCGGCATGATGCTCGCCGAACAGGGCGTGTACGTCACTCCCCATGCTTTGGCTAACCCGAACGCATTCGCAGGCTGGGCTCCGTCCGGCCTCGACATCGCCTCCTACTTCCAATCCCCCGTGTTCGCCGCCCTGCACGCGATACGCACCGGCAGCTCCCCGTTGGAGGCATTGGAATATGGGCGCAACCTGCTGGTCATGCTTACCTCTCTGGCGGTCATGGACACCGCCCGCCAGGCGGAATCACTGGACATCACCAGCCGTCCCAAGGTCGGCTACGTGCGTGTCGAGTCCGCCAGCTGCTGCGACCGATGCATGCTGCTGGCCGGCAAGTGGTTCCGCTTCAACGAGGGGTTCCTGCGCCACCCGCACTGCCACGGCCGCCACGTGCCCTGCAGCCAGGGCATGGCCAAACAACAGGGGTGGATCAGCGACCCCATGGAGGGTTTCAAAAGCCTCTCCCGTGAGGAGCAGGACAAGCGCTTCGGCGCGAATTACGCGCAGGCCATCCGCGATGGCGCCGACATCTACCAGGTCGTCAACTCGAAACGCGGCATGCAAAGGGTGGGCAAAGGCTATACGGCGCTGACCACCAGCGAGGGCACCACACGATACGGGTGGGCCAGCATGCAATACGCCCAGCAGTCCGGCCGGAGGATGAAACGCCGCCTGTCCATCGACGGCATCTACTCGCTGACCGGAGGCGACCGGGAGAAGACCATCTCTGCGTTGAAGGCCAACGGCTACTACGTGGACAACGACTGGCGCGGCAAGGTGCCCGAGATCCGCAAAAGCATGTGGCTGCACGACAACACGTACCGGCAGGGGCGCGTCGAACTATTGATCGCCGCCGAGAAGCGCGTTCAGACCGCGAAGCTCCGCTACGAGGCCGTATTGGAGGGCCGCAACCCCAACGATGGCCGCATGCCCCTCACCCCCGAAATCGCGGCCCAGTGCGAACGCGAATACCGCCGATGGGTCACCTCCGGCGGCCAGATTTTCCAGCAATGATCCAGCGAATCGAAAGGAAGAACATGGATCCCGCAAACCAGAACCAGAATTCGGACGACAACGAGGCCAAGAAGCCGGAGAACACCGGCGGCGAGGATTGGCAGTCGAAGTTCGAGGGCCAGCGGAAAGTCAACCGCGACCTCGAAAAGAAACTGAACGAAGCCTACGCCAAGGCCGACAAGGTAGACGAACTCGAAAAACAGATCGCCGCCCTGCAGGGCAAGGAGGCCGAATACGAGGCCGCCCGGAAGGAGCAGGCCGTCAAGGACGAGGCCCTTGCCGCCGCCAACCAGCGCATCCTCAAGGCCGAAGTCCGCGCCGCAGCCAGCGGCAAGCTCACCGACCCGGCCGACGCCCTGCGCTACCTCGACCTGTCCAAGTTCACCGTCACGGATGACGGAAGCGTGGACAGCCAGGCCATCGCCAATTCGATCGGCGAACTGCTGGAACAGAAACCTTATCTCGGGAAAGCCGAGCAAGCACCCTCGGGTGCGAACATCACGCCGCCCAGCGGAACACGGGACGGCGACCGCCATCAGGGTCAGCTCACCCGAGACGACCTGAAAACCATGAGCCCCGCAGAAATCGTCAAAGCCCAACAGGACGGGCGACTGAAGGACCTGCTCGGAGCCAACTAAACGGAAGGAGGCCTTAAATGGCCATCACCAATTTCATTCCCGAACTGTGGAGCGCCAACATCCTGCTGGAACTCCAGAAGAACCTCGTCTACGGTTCCGCAGTGAACCGCGACTACGAGGGCGACATCGCCAACTACGGCGACACCGTGCACATCACCGGCATCGCGCACATCAGCATCGGCGACTACACGGCCCACACCGACATCACCATCGAACCGGCCACAGACAAGGACGCCGGCGAACTCGTCATCAACCAGAGCAAGTACTTCGCGTTCGAAATCGACGACGTGGAGAAGCGCCAGGCCATGAACAACCTGACCGCCGCATATTCCCGGGACGCCGCCTACAAGCTGCGCGACCTGACCGACCAGTACCTGGCCGGCCTGATGGCAGCAGGCGCGAAGAGCAAGCTCGACCCGATTTCCGGCGCCACCGCCACCAAGGCGTACGACACCATCGTGGATCTGGCCACCGCATTGGATAAGCAGAGCGTGCCAGACGCGGGCCGTTGGGTCATCGTCAACCCGGACTTCTACGGTCTGCTGCGCAAGGACAGCCGTTTCGTCGCGGGCGCCGAGTCCGCTCATTCCACGCTGCTCAACGGCGTGGTCGGTGAGGCCGCGGGCATGACCATCCTCAAGTCCAACAACGCTCCCGCAGCCAAGGGCGGCTCTGCCTCGGATCAGACCGATGAGGGCAACGTCATCATCGCCGGCACCAACGCGGCCACCACGTTCGCGGAGCAGATCGCCAAGGTCGAGGCCACCCGCAAGGAGAAGGGCTTCGACGACATCGTCAAGGGCCTGCACCTGTACGGCGCGAAGGTCGTGCGCCCCGAAGCGCTGGCCACCGTACACTTCAAGGTGGGCAAGTGATGGCCGGCAGCTATGAGGCCATGCCCTACTTGGGCGAAGCCGAATAACCGCATAGGGGGTGACTCATGGACACGCTGGCAACGGTCAAGGACCTTGATTCATACGGCATCGAATACGCGGACGAAAAGCTCGCGGGCAAGCTGCTCGAATCGGTTTCCGCAGCGGTGCGCGACGCCGCAGGGTGCCCCATCACACGCGGCGAATACACGGTGACCATCCCCGGCGAAACCTCACGCAGGCTCGACCTGCCCATGCGCCCCGTGATTTCCGTGAGCCGCGTGCTCATGGACGGCGAGCAGACCGGTGATTGGAAGCTGCTCGGCAACGCCCTGTACAGGGAAAGCCTGTGGAGCCTGCCGAACATGGTCCCCTGTTCCGTCACCGTCACCATGCTCGCCGGCTATGACCCGATCCCCCCGGACATCGTGCGCCTCGTGTGCAGCATGGTCGCAGCCGGACTCGTCCAGCAGTCGAACGGCGGCCCCGGCGCTCACCGCGACGAATCGTACGCGCGAATCGACGACGTGCAGATCGGCTACCGTCAGGGCGACTCCGAGATCATCGACGCACTCGAACTGCCGGAGGGCACGAAACGAGCCCTCCGCAACAGGTTCGGCATGCGAGGCATCGCCATAGGGGTGTTCCGATGAACGTGCAGCATATCCTCAACCGAGGCCGACAGCTCGCCGAATCGTTGATGACCGACCAGTGCCGCGTCACCCATATGGGCAAACCGGTCACCGACCCCGAAACGGGACTGGTGGGACCGGCTGCGAACACCGTGTATGAGGGCAAGTGCAAGGTGCAGACCTCGGGCGGTCTGGCCGCCGAGAACACGGAGGGCGGCATCGTCGAAGCGTTGGGTGCCGTCACCCCCGTGTGGAGCATGTACGTGCATTTCCCCTACGGCACCACGGGTTTATTGCCGGGTGACGTGTGCGAGATAACCGAAGCCGCCGACCCGAATCTCAAGGGCAGGAAACTCCGGTTGTTGAACATGCAGTCCGAGAAGACACACTCCACCGCATGCCGGTGGAACGTGAAGGAGGGGGGCAACAGCAATGAGTGACGTGACAATCGACGCTTCGGAGCTGACCGCTTTCGGCCGCAGGGTCGCCGCAGCGCACGCCATGGCTTCGGTCAAGGTCGCGCAGGCGGTGAAGAAGGGCGCGCAGAACGTCAAGGAAGTCATCATCTCCGACCTGCAGACCTCATCGAACTACGCGATCAGCTGTATCGGCATCGGCTACGAGATGGGCAGCACCGGCACCACCGTCTACGCGGACGTGAGCCCCCGCGACGGCGGGGCCTCCGACTTGGCCAACATCGCGTTCTTCGGCACCGCGAAAGGCGGCGGAACCCATGACTTCTACGAAGCTGCGGAGACGGAGCTTCCCCCGCTCGCCGAATACGTGGCCGACGCCGCCGACGACATGCTGATAGGAGCCATCGGATTATGAGCGTCATGGACCTGACCAATGCGGTTCTCGATCTGCTGCCCTCCATGCCGTCCGGCGTGAAGGTCTACCGGCAGGAGGAGCCGCTGGAGTCGGAGATGCCGCCGTGGATCATCGCGCATGTCTCCACCGACCGTCATGTGATGGCGGAGACGATGCGGTTCACCGCCCACTCCGCCCTGCTGGAGGTTCGCGCCGTCAGCACCACCGCCGACAGCGTGAACATCTGGTGCGACGACATGCTGATCCCCGCGTTGGCGAACCGCTCCCCCACCCGGCCGCCGGGCTACACGGTCGGCCAGCTCACCCTGTACGAGGATTCCGGCGCATACCCGGCCGGTCTGACCGCCGACGACACCGCGCGCCGCTACCAGGTGCGCGTCCTCCGGTTCCGATTCACGTGGAGCCGACCGTAATCAACCAATCATTTTACCAAAAGCCTTCAACGCCACCCCATACGGGGGTGGCTTTTGCTTTAAGGAGCGCATCATGACCCTGAAACTGGGTACAGAGATTCCCGGCACCAGTGCCGAGGGCAACATCACCACCATCTGGGTGCCGGCGATCAAGAACATCAAGGCCCCGACCATCATCGAGCTCGAGGCCGGCACCGACATCTCGAACTACGTCATGCTTGGCGGCTGGAGCTTCGACCCGTCGCAGGACACCGTGTCCGACCAGCGCGAGAACACCGTGCAGGACTTCGGGGCCCCCGGCCGCAAGAGCGCCGGCGACATCAGCATCGAGGTCATCGACAACACGAACACGGAGCACAAGGAACAGAACGAGGCCGTCACCCTCATGCACGAGGGCGCGTCCGGCTATATCGTGCGTCGTCGCGGCATGGCCACCGACGCGCCATTGGCCTCCGGCCAGAAGCTCACCGTCGTGAGCGTGAAGTGCGGCGAAAAGAAGGTCATCAACCCGGATGCGAACACCATGATCCGCAGTCAGATCCCGCTGTTCGCTCAGGCTCCCGGCTGGGAGTCCGAGACCGCCGTGCTGACCGCAGCCTGACAAGTTCTTCCGTGCGGGGATTCTAAGCCTTTCTGGCCCCGCACAGGCATTCTCTCTTCTCTCTCTCAGAAAGGTTTTCAGACTTTCAGAAAGGGATAATCATGGCTTTGGAAGTGAAGCGCAAGCGCGTGGACGTCGACCTCATATTGGATCAGGAGAAGGCCGAACAGGTCGCCGCATTGGGAGCCGACCTGGAACGCGCCATGGCGCAGCATGTGACCGAGGGCGGCAACGCCGCCGCCAAACGCATCGCCGAACAAATCGACAGGCTGCGCGACGAGGTGAAGGACGACACCGTCCGCATCACCCTGGAGGCGCTGCCGCTCTCCCAGTGGCGTCAGGTACTCGAGGCGAACACCGTCACCGAGAACGGCGTACCGAAACAACACATCGAGGACATCTGCGCCGACGCCGTCAGACTCATGGTCAGGAAGACCGTGCCGGAAACCCCCGTGGAAGAGCTGGCCAACGTCATGACCGAACTGTCCGACGGCCAGATCAGCCCCATCTGGTACGCGATCCGTGACCTGAATGCGAAGCTCATCGACCCAAAAGACGCACTCGAATCAGCCTCGCGGATAATCCGCAGACGGTAAGGGAACTGCGAATCTGCCAGAAGCTCGGCATCAGCTACAAAAGGTGGCTTGGCTGGGAACCGTCGTATCGGGTGGAAAGGGACGGGCATAGGCGCATCACCGGCTACACGCCGGAAACCGAATGGGATGAGACCGAACGCGAATGGATGCTCGCACTCGACGAATACGAGCGCACGCTGTGTCCGCGCTGCGGTATGCCCGTCAGCATATGCCACGACGAGCTGGCCCCCACCAAATACGCGAGCGAGGTCGGCGTCTGTCAGATCGACCTGATGCGCCGCATCGGGCTCGAAGAATACCGCAAGGACCATTCCGCGGAATCCGCCACGAAACTTGACTCACTGACCGTGGGCATCAACCCACGATGATCCGACAGGAGGATATGCCATGGCCGGTGGCCTGAACCGCAACATCACTGTCCGCCTGCTCGCGGACACCAGCAATTTCACCGCCGGCATGGCCAAGGTGTCCGGCGAAAGCCAGAAGACCGCGACCACCATGGAAGCCGCCGGAGGCAAATCGAAGCTCATCACCACCGGCATCGCGGCGGCCGGTGTCGCCGCCACCGCGCTGGGCGTGGCCGCTGTCAGGATGGCGGCGGACTTCGACGCCAGCATGTCGACGGTGCAGGCCAACACCGGAGCCAGCGCCGATGAGATGGCCCAACTGCGTCAGGCCGCCATCGATGCTGGTGCCGATACCATATACTCGGCCACCGAATCCGCCGACGCCATCAACGAACTCGGCAAAGCCGGCCTATCGACCTCGGATATTCTCTCCGGCGGTTTGAGCGGCGCATTGAACCTCGCAGCGTCCGACGGCATGGCCGTAGGCGACGCCGCCGAACTCATGGCCACCACCCTCAAACAGTTCAACCTGACGGGCGCCGAATCCACTCAGGTGGCCGACGCGCTGGCGGCCGGCGCAGGCAAGGCCGTCGGTTCCGCCCATGACCTCGGCCTCGCATTGAATCAGGCGGGTCTGGTGGCCAACAGCATGGGCGTCAGCATGCAGGAGACCACCGGCACGCTCGCCGCGTTCGCCAACGCCGGCATGATAGGCAGTGACGCGGGCACCAGCCTCAAGACCATGCTCCAACGACTGGCCAGCCCCACCGACAAGGCGCAGACCCTCATGGACGAGCTCGGCATCAACGTGTACGACGCCAATGGCAAGTTCATCGGCCTTGCCGGTGCCGCAGGCCAATTGCAGAACGGTTTGAGCGGCCTGAGTCAACAGGAACGCAATGCCGCGCTCAACACCATCTTCGGAGCCGACGCGGTGCGAGCCGCGAACGTGCTCTACGAGCAGGGCGCGGAAGGCATCGACGACTGGACGAAAGCCGTCAGCCAATCCGGCTACGCCGCGGACCTCGCCGCCAAGAAGAACGACAACCTGAAAGGCGATCTGGAGAATCTGAGCGGCTCTTTCGAATCCCTCATGATCTCTTTGGGCGAGGGAGGTCAGGGACCATTGCGCTCCCTCGTGCAGACACTCGACACCCTTGTTGACGGTTTCGCGTCATTGCCTGCGCCCGTACAGCAGTCCATAGTGCTGATGGCGGCTCTGGTTGGAGGCAGTGTCGCAGTCCACAAAGCGATGGGGCCGCTGAACTCTAGCAGCAGCCAGCTTGCGCAAACCCTCGGATTGATTGCCGACCCAGGGCAAAGGCTCATAGGCCTCGGCTCCGGAATCGCGTCAGCGTTCCAGACATGGGGCGCAACTTTCGGCAGTGCAGAATCTCAGATAAACACGTTTGGCACCACTATCAGTCGTTCCCAAGGCATTATGGCCGGTTTCAAAAACCTGGGAAGCGGCATAGTATCGTTGCTGGGCGGACCATGGGGCATGGCCATCACCGCCGCAGGACTCGCGTTGTTCGCTTTCGCGCAGGATCAGCAGGCCGCCACGCAACGAGTGGACGAACTCACCCAGGCGTTGCAGAGCGGACAAAGCGCCGCCGAATACTTCAACAAGGCGCTCTCCGAAAGCGATTCGTCACGCTACACGGCCGACATATTCAGCCGTTGGACCTCCGGCTACGACAATGTGCGAGAAGCACTCGACAAGATCGGCATCGCCCACAGCACCTACATCAAGGCCATACAAGGCGAGCCCGAAGCGATTCTGCGAGTCCGCGAACAGGCCGACAGCTACCGTGACTCGCTCGGCGGCATCAACCAGATGTGGGACCGCACCTCCAACGTTGCCTACGGCGTACTGAGCGAACAGCAGGAGATCTTCGAGAAATCAGCCGCAGCGGCCAAGGAGGACGCGGCCAACTCGAAGGCCGCCGCACAGGAGAAACTGGCGCAGACGCTGGCCACGTCCGGATTGGTCGACGCGCAGTCGGCGAACGCGGACGCCACGCAGGAATCAGCTGACGCCCAATCTATCCTTCAGGATGGTTTGGGAGCGACCACCGACGGCATCAACGAGCAGGCCACCGCCTTGGGCGAGGTCATTGACGCGCTCGGAACCTACTACGGTTTCGCGCTCTCCAGCTCCAACGCGCTCATCTCCATGCATGACTCGTTCGACAAGGCGACCGAAAGCGTGCAGAAGAACGGGCAGACGCTCGACCTGAACACCGAACAGGGACGAGCCAACCAGAGCGCGTTGAACGATCTCGCCGAATCCGCGTTGAAGGCGGCGGAAGCCCAGTCACGCAACGGCGAAGGACTCGAAGCGGTCAACGGCACCCTTGACCTGGCACGCGAGAAATACATCGCAGCTGCACATGCGATGGGCATGACCCCGGAAGCCGCAGAAGCCGCAGCCAACGCCGCCGGCCTGACCAAGGACAAGTTCGACCAGCTCGCCACCAGCGTCAACAGCATCCCCGGATCCAAAGCCATCGACGTGAACGCCCACACCGAACCGGCCAAGAACAGCCTGACCGACCTCGGCATGACGGTGGCGAAACTTCCTAACGGCGAAATCAAAATCGACGGCGACAACACACAGGCACTCGCCGCCATCGAGGCGGTCAACGGCGTCGAAGTGGATCCGCACACCGGTGTCATCACCATGGACAAAAGCCAGTACGACACCGCCCTCGCATTGGCGAACGGAGCGACGATCGATCCGAAGACCGGTCATCTGATGGGTGACAACAGCGACTATTGGAAGAAGATAGCCGAAGCGAACGGCTGGACCATCGACCCGCATACCGGCATGATCTACGCGGATGACGGTCAGGCCATGAGCGTCATCACCAATCTGAACAACACGCAGATCGCGGACAAGTACTTCACCATCCATGGCAGCTACGTCGATGATTCAGGCGGCACGTATTCGTCCAGTGGTTATCGTCCGGCCGGTGCGATGGGCAATATCCCCACCGGTAAGACCGGCGGCCTGTTCACCGGTTATGGGGTTTCGATGCGCGGCTACGCCACTGGCGGCCGCGTCATCGAGGGCCTCCTGCCAGGCAAGGCCACCACTACGGGCGGCGACAACATCACGTTGGCGAACGCGCGAGTCAAGAGCGGCGAATTCGTGTCCAATGTGAAATCCGTCGCATATTATGGCGCCGACACATACGCGGCCATGAACCGCCGGCAGATACCCAAGGAATCGTTCTCCGGCCGGGATATCGACGTGAGCGGCGTCATCGAGGAGATACGTTCCTTCCGCGAGCAGATCGGCCCAATCATCAGCGCGTATGCCCCGCAACTCGGCAAACGCGACTTACAGCGGCTCACCAAGGAGGTTTTGCGCACATGATGCACACGCTCACCTACACGTCAAACCGCGCCGGAACCGTGATTGATCTCGCCGACCCGGAGGGAATCATGTGCGGACAGATCCTGGAGCTACGCACCCGCACGTGGGAGTTCGAGCTCGGCTACCGGTCATTGCATGCCACGCGGCCCGCGAAGACCGTCAAGGTCACCGGGCTCGTCTACGGTATCCCGGCGCTCGAAAAGGCCGAGGAACTGTTCGACGCGGACATGTACGCCTACCTCAACGATGCCGCGAAACCCGGCGTCATCACGGTGGACGGATGGTCACAGACCTGCCTCGTGGTCGGCCACGAACCTGACTACACGTCACCCCTGCTCGTGCGCGGCGATTTCACGGTCGCCTTGCTTGACGGGGTGTGGCACAAACCGGTCAGGCAGAGCTTCAGCCGGTCGACGGCCCGCTACAACAGAGGCAAGGACTATCCCTACGACTATCGCTACGATTACGCGCCGACCCGCAACGTCAGCAGCATCGACAACCAATCCGCCCTGCCCTCGCGGATGAGGCTCACCATTTACGGGCCGGTCTCTACGCCGAGCATCATCATCGGCGGCAACAAGGTGATAGCCGACGTGAGCGTCCCATCCGGCGGCTACCTCATCATCGACGGCACCGGCTCACCACGCACGGCCGTGATGGTCGCCGCCAACGGCGACATCACCAACGTGTTCGACAAAACGCATCGCGACCAGGCCTCCAACGAATACGCGTTCGCCACCCTCCCGCCGGGACTGCAGCAGGTCTCATGGGATGAATCGTTCGGGTTCGACGTGGAGTACTGGTTGGAGCAGACGGGACTGCCATGGACCTGATCTGGACCAATACCGCTCACGTGCCGCAGGGCGAACTCGTCTCCCCCGCACTCGACCTGCAGTACGGCGACGAGCAGAATGATTTCGAACTCACTCACTCCATCCCCGGACTGCTGCTCTCCGACGGCTGCTACATCGGGGCGGAAGGCACCGAGTTCGGAGGCCGCGTCGACGCGGTGCGTATCACTGTGGATGACGGGCATGCCCTGTATACGCTCACCGGCCGCACATGGCACGGTTTGCTTGCGGGCAAGATCCTCCAACCCGACTCCGGCGCCGACCGGCTCACGGTCTCCGGCGACGCCAACAGCATCATCCGCACGATAATCAGCCGGATCGGACTGTCCACGGTGTTCGACGTGCCATCGGAAGCGAGCGGCATCACCCTCAGCAACTATTCGTTCCGCCGGTACATTACCGCGTGGGACGGGTTGCGCATGATGCTCACCGCGCAGGGAGCCAGACTCGACCTGACCTACACCGCTGGACGCTGCCGGATTCGCGCGGTCGCCGCCGACACGTACGGCGACGCGGACAGCGACCAGCGCATTAGTTTCGAGGCGCAACGCATCTGGACCCAAGTCAACCACCTCACGGGCCTGGGCAAAGGCCAGCTGCGCAACAGGGCGCGCAGCGACTGGTATGCGGATGCGTCCGGCAACATCTCCCAGACCCAGACTCTGACCGGCGACCGGGAGATAGCTCAGATCTACGAGCTCACATCCTCCGAAGGCGCCGAATTGTCCGACCAGACCAGGGACAAGCTCAAGGACATGTGGAAACAGGGCACCGTCGATTTGACGATCCCCGAGAACCTTGGCCTGCATATCGACGACCATGTGCGCGCCTACGATGCGCTGACCGGCGTCAGCGTGGACAGCCCCATCGTGCGCATCACCGTCAAACTCGCCAACGGCACACCAACCATCCGATACGAAGCCGGCCAATACAGTTGGCCCGATGAACAAGACTAAAGGAGCATCATGCCGAAACAGCCCAACATCACCCTCTACTCCTGTGATCGGCCTTCGTGCGTCAACAAGGAATACGTGTTGCCCAACGCGACGGCCAGCCCCAACTGGCACGAGGTCACGCGCGTCGACCGCAACGGCAACCAGAGGAAAATCCTTTTTTGCGAATCCGACTACCAGCAGTACCTACAGTTGGCCGAAAATCAGGACAAGGATTATGACCTCTGGCTCAACAAGTCCCTCAACGCGGAAGGTAAGTGATCATGGCAACAAATCTGCTTGTAACCGGCTCGCACGGCGGCGACGACCCGCACGTGGAATCGAAGCATGACGCGCTCATGCACGCCGCCATGCTCGGTCGAGGCGGATACATTTTGAAAACCCGGAATTGGACGATGAAACCGACGGCGAAGGATGCGAACAACATCACCATCCCAGCATGGGACCTCGTGGTCGAGGGCCGGCAGATCTACATCGCCGCACCGACCGACGTGAACATCCAATCCGGCTCGCAAGGGCAAAAACGACGCGATCTCATCGTGGCCCGGTACGCGTTGAACTCAGGCACCGGCGTGGAGACGGTCACCCTCGAAGCCATCAAGGGCAAGCCCAGCGCGGCCACGCCCGCGGATCCAGGCATCGAGACCGGCAGCATCATCGGCGGGGCCATCGTCTCCGACCTGCCACTCTGCCGCGTCAACCTCGACGGCATCACCATCACATCGATTGACACGCTGGTCAATGTTATGCAGCCCTTGGAGGATGTGTGGGTTTCCCTAACCCCTGTCACGGGCCAAGTCAGGATGCCGTATTCCGACAGGTATAT